TGTTAAATCAAGATGCCGCTATTAAAGATTATCAAGACCACCTTGAAAAGTTTATTCTTAAATTAAACTATAAGACATTTACACAAGTGGTCATATTAGGTTCTGCTTCATTTGTTCCGTTTATGCAACTATCTCCTGGTGATAGAAGAACTGTCATTGAAGATTTGTTAGACATTGGTATCTTCTCATCAATGAATAATGTAGTCAAAGAAAAAATGACAGTTCTCAAAGATGATTATACCAAAAACAAGTATGCAATGGATATTATTGCAGAAAAAATTATATTACAAAAACAAAATATTGAAGAACACAAAAGTCGTTCTGAAGTAGAAATAGATAAAAAAAGAAAAGAGATGTCAAATAATGTAATACAGACAACTCAATTCACCAATGACATATCTTTAATACAAAAGCATATTGATGTATTAAATAATAAAATTTCTGACAAAGTAGATGTTGAAAGAAAAAGCTCTAAGCTATTACAGATAGAAGCTAAACTTGAATCTCGTTTAAAAAAATTAGAAAAAGAGGAGAAATTTTATGAAGAAAACCACGACTGTCCAACCTGCAAGCAAAGTATCGCTGACACCTTCAGACATAGCCAACTTGGTGGAATCAATCAGACAAAAGGAGAAGTTGGAATTGGAATTAAAGATGTTGAGAATAAAATTCAAAAAGCAAACGAACGCATTGAAGAAATCCAAAAGATAGTAAAACAAATACAAGAACACAACAACGAAATTGTCAGAAAAAATTCAACGATTGTTGCCATTCATAACTATAATGAAAAAATAAACAATGAAATAAATGAAATAGAAAAAAATAAAAATAATGTAGAAGAAGAAAATCAAAAGTTAAAAGACTTAAAACAAGAGTTACAATTGGCAACAAAGAAACAAGAAGAATTGGCAAGCGAAAAGCAATACTTAGAGTTTGCTAGTTCTTTATTAAAAGATACAGGCATCAAAACAAAAATTATTAAACAATACTTGCCTGTAATGAACAAGTTAATTAATAAGTATTTAACAGCAATGGACTTTTTTGTAAACTTCAATATCAATGAAAATTTTGAAGAAACAATTAAAAGTAGACACCGTGATGAGTTTAGTTATGCCAACTTTTCAGAAGGTGAAAAGATGCGTATTGATTTGGCATTACTTTTTACATGGCGTCAGATTGCTAAGATGAAAAACTCAACTAATACCAATTTGTTAATTCTTGATGAAGTATTTGATTCATCATTAGATGCTGTTGGTACAGATGAGTTTATGAAATTAATCCGAGCGATGGATAAAGACACAAACATATTTGTTATCTCACATAAAGGTGATATGTTGTTTGAGAAGTTTCTTAGTGTTATCAAATTTAAGAAAGTAAACAATTTTAGTCAGGTAGAAAAATGAGTATATTAAACGAATACACAAAAGAAAAACATAGAGAAATAGAAGCACATCCTTTTGTGCAATATATGTTACATGGTCAAATCACAAAAGAACATTATGCAATGTTTTTACAACAAATGTTTACCTTATATTCTAGTCTGGAATATTTTGCCGAAATGTCTCAACTATTTCAAGATTTGGATGGCATTAAAAGAGCAGAGTATATTCAAGAAGATATTCAAGAATTAGGTTATTTTATGAATTATGAAATATATCCTGGTACAGAAAAATATAGACAGAGAATAGTTGAACTATATTATGGTGATAAAAAACCTTTACTTTTTGCTCATGTATATGTTCGTCATATGGGTGATATGTATGGAGGTAAAGCTATCGCTAAGAGAGTTCCTGGTTCAGGTAAAATGTATCATTTTGAAAATAGGCCAAATTTAATTAAGACATTTGATTCAAAACTAACATTAGATTTAGTTGATGAAGCATTAATAGGATTTGATTTGGCTGCAGGAATATTTGATGATTTATATTCAAGAATGTTTGTTGATTTAAATTAATAAGGAATAAAATGAGCGAAATAATAACCTTCAATACCGAAGAATCGGCCTTTAAAGATGTTGCACAACCAGAAATAAAAAAAATATATCAACTTGTTCACGAAAAACATCCATTATTAAAACAAGTTTTGCCTGAATTTGATTTTGATAATCCTCCAATTAATCCAAATGAATTGGCATCAGGTTTAGTTGAGACTTGTAAAGAAAATAAAGGATACGGATTATCTGCCAATCAATGCGGACTACCACACCGTGTTTTTGTAATGGGTGCTGAAGATGAGTATGTGGCATTTTTTAATCCAAAAATTCTATCATCTGAAGGCGAATGCCACATGGTAGAAGGATGTTTATCTTTTCCATTATTAGGACTATCAATTACCAGACCTAAAGAGATTGAAGTGGAATATACCGACTTCAACGGATTAAAGAAACAAACAAAATTGGTTGGTATATCTGCAAGAGTTTTTCTACACGAACTTGACCATTTGAATGGAGTGTGTTATACTGAAAGAGCTAAACCTATGGCTTTACAGTCTGGTATGAAGAAACGAAATAAAATGTTAAAAGGTCTAAGAATAAAATAATGGCAACTCCAATTGAATTTGTTGAAAAACAATGGGTAGAATGGCAAGAAAAGAATCCTGTTTCTTCCTTTAAACACATTGATACTGAACAACTTAAAAATCAGTTAATTGAAGATTTAACTTACGCTTCTAAAATGGATGTCAAAGAATATACTTTGTACCAAAAGTGGTGTGAAGTTAAAGAAAGATATCCTGTTCAAGAAGTAGATACATTGTTTGGTACAGAAATGCAAATGGTAAATGCTGAACAAGAAAAACTTATTGAACAAGTTAAATCTAATTTTTGGATGCCAAAAAATCCTGATGATTATATTTTATTAAAACCAAAACTTGTTTTATCAAATGGTCCTTTAGCAGAAACATGGAATGCCATTCGTACCTTTTCTTCTACAATGAAAAATAATTCAAACATTGGTCGTAATTTATTTTATACAATCATTGATGAAGTAACAGGTAAGTATCTTGGTGTCATTTGTATTTCTTCCGACTTTCTTGATTTAACGCCAAGAGATAAAGCAATCGGTTGGCCAAGAGATGTAAAAACACAACAGGGCATGATTAATCATACGGCCATTGGTTCTACAATCGTTCCTATGCAACCTCTAGGTTATAATTATATGGGTGGTAAGTTACTTGCGTTATTATGTTTATCTGATACGGTTCAAAAAGATTGGAAAGAAAGATATGGAGATGTCTTGGTCGGAGTTACAACAACTTCTCTTTATGGCAACACTAAGTCTAATGGTCTTTCTCAGTATGATGGATTAGAACATTGGAACAAGATGGGATTCTCATCAGGTTCAGTTGCATTTGAACCTAAAAGAACTACATCTAAAATGGTCTACGAATGGATTAAAGAAAATTATCCTAGAAAATATTTTGAATGGTGGGACGCAAAGAATACTCAAGGTCTACCACTCAAGCGTGACCATAAAAATCGTTCATTAAACTTTGCCTATCCTAAACTTGGTATACCTAAAGAACTGATTCGTACCGAACACCAGCGTGGAATTTATTTTTCGCCTTTGTATTATAATACCAATGAATATCTTTGTAAACAAATACCAGAAGAAAAATTATTAAAAATGTTTGATACCAGCGAACAAACATTATCCAATTTGTGGAAAACAAAATATGCCAAAGGCCGTATTTCCATGTTAAAGAAAAAGAATACGGTATCATACGAATCATTATTTTATGATGACCTTATTTACCTAACTTGGGAAGAAACCAAGGCGAAATATTTACCACAAGTTGGGCGTTAAACGCTTGACAAACCAGCCTATATAATGTTATGATGTGTCTACTCAAGCAAATTGAGTAATTTTAAATTATGAAAAGGAGTTTTATTATGGCTAAGTTATCAGCTAAAGAGCGTATGTTAATTGCTCTCAAAAAGACAGAAGGTTACAACACTTTCACCGTCAAACAAGCACAGAAGCGTTTTGGTGTTACCAACGTATCTGCTCGCATTGAAGAACTTCGTAAAGAAGGTCATTGCATCTACACAAATACTAAGACATTAGAAGATGGTCGTAAGATTAAATTCTATCGCTTAGGCACACCAACTAAAGCAATGGTACAAGCAGCTTTATCTGCTGGTTATCGCTTTACTGCCTAATTTATAGGTATACACAAGGGGAGAAATCCCCTTTCAATTTTTCGGAGAACAAATGGAAATTTCAATAACAAAAGAAGTGTTACAAACGAAAAGACTATTCGTAGCAACGCCAATGTATGGTGGTATGAATTGCGGTCTTTATATGAAGGCTTGCCTTGACTTACAAGGTTTATGTATGCAGTATGGCGTGCAGGTAAAATTCTCATTTTTATTTAATGAGTCTTTAATTACCCGTGCTAGAAACTATCTCGTTGATGAATTCTTACGTTCTGATTCAACCCATTTGTTGTTCATTGATTCCGATATTCACTTTAATCCGCAAGATGTGATTGCTCTGCTTGCTTTGGATAAAGATGTTATCGGCGCCCCTTATCCTAAGAAAGCCATTAAGTGGTCATCTGTTAAGAAGGCAATTATAAAAAATCCTGATATGGAAGCTCATTTACTTGAAAAAGTAACTGGTGATTATGTGTTTAATCCTGTTAAAGGAACTGCTCAATTCTCCGTGACAGAACCTTTAGAAGTATTGGAAATCGGTACTGGTTTCATGATGGTTAAACGTGAAGTATTCCCTAAGTTTGAAGCTGCTTATCCTGAACTCAAATATAAACCTGACCATGTAGGTCAAGCAAACTTTGATGGGTCACGTTACATTCATGCTTACTTTGATACAGTTATTGATAAAGAATCTGAACGATATCTATCAGAAGATTATATGTTTTGTCAATGGTGGAGAAACATTGGCGGTTCAATCTACTTATGTCCTTGGATGAAAACATCACATATCGGTACTTATCATTTCCAAGGTGATATGCCTGCTGTTGCCAATTATGTTGGTGAAATGTAATGTTAGGTTCTATTGACAAACCAGGACCTTGTTCTGCACACGCTTATGAATTTCCCGAATTAGAATCAAGCGTTTCTGATATTGTTAAGTTATCACAAGTTGCTAAAACTGGTGGTCGTAAATTTGATGGTGGCAAACTGCAATACGGTTTAATACCACCAAATGCTTTACAGGCAACAGTAGAAATATTAACTTTTGGTGCAGAGAAGTATGAACCAGATAATTGGAAAAAAGTACCAGATGCCAAACGTAGATACTTTGACGCAATGCAAAGACATTTATGGGCTTGGAAATCTGGTGAACAAAATGACCAAGAAACTGGTAAGAATCATCTAGCACACGCTATGTGTTGCTTGATGTTTTTGTATGAACATGATACAATAGATTTTTTAAATAATGGAGAAGTAAATGAAACTATCAAGTGAAACAATTAATGTATTAAAGAATTTTTCAACAATCAATTCTGGTATTGAATTTAAACCAGGCACTACATTGAGAACCGTATCTAATGATAAAACTGTTATGGCACAAGCAACGACCAAAGACAGTTTTACAGAAGAATTTTGTATCTATGATTTAAATCAGTTCTTATCTATTTACGGTTTGTTCAAAGATAAAGCAGAACTCGCTTTTGACGACCAAAATGTTATTATCAAAAATGGCAAGAACAAAGTTGTATATCGTAAAGCGGATAAAAAGAGTATTGTAGTTGCTGGCGATAAAACATTACCTGACGCTGAAGATGTTACATTTGAATTATCATCTGAAGAATACAGTTCATTCATGACTACAGGTAAAGTCTTACAAACAGAATATGTTCTTTTACAATCTGATGGCGATAAAGTATCTTTAACAAATATTAGTTATGATGAGAAAGGCAATCCTATTTCTCATACAAATTCAGTAGAAATTGCTGAAGGTAATGGAAAAGTTTATAAAATTGTTTTTAGAGCCGACAATTTTAAGTTTATTCAAGGTTCTTATGTTGTAGCTGTTAATTTCAAAGGTTATGCACACTTTAAGAATAAAGATACCGATATTCAATATTGGGTTGCTTTTGAAAAGAAACACACTAAAATTGGAGAGTAATTATGTTGTTAAATTTTGTAAATGACCAAACAGGTTTACCTGTGTCTATTAATCCCGCACATATTATTTGTGTATTTGTGGCTAAAGTTCCTTTATCCGAAGAATCAGAAGAAACAGTAGAAAAAACTGTCATTGGTGTTCAAGGTGGTACAATCGTAGTAACTGAAGGATACAATGAAGTTGTTGGACGCATACAAGGCGAATTGAAGTAATTTTGAGTAGTTTATATTATATTATGGGAGTATTGAATGGAACATCTACTTTGGGTGGAGAAATACCGCCCGTCAACCGTGGAAGATTGCATCTTACCTGATGCAATCAAATCCACTTTCTTAGAGTATGTCAACAGAAAAGAAATACCAAACCTACTTCTTTCTGGTACGGCAGGTGTCGGAAAAACTACAATCGCAAAAGCCCTCTGTGAAGATGTGGGCTGTGACTATATTGTTATTAATGGTTCTGATGAGTCAGGCATTGATGTCTTGCGTAATAAGATTAAAAATTATGCTTCTTCGGTATCTTTTACGGGTGGTAGAAAAGTCATCATCATAGATGAAGCAGATTATCTAAATCCTAATTCAACGCAACCAGCATTGCGTGGTGCAATAGAGGAGTTCTCCTCAAACTGTTCATTCATTTTTACTTGTAACTTTAAGAATCGTATTATTGACCCGATTCATTCCAGATGTTCTGTGATTGACTTCAAACTCAATGGTTCTAAAGCAAAGATGGCATCTCAATTCTTTAAAAGAGTTGAATGGATTCTAGAACAAGAAAATGTTACTTACGATAAAAATGTCGTTGCGGCAGTTATTACCAAACACTTTCCCGATAATAGAAGGATTTTAAATGAACTTCAGAGGTACTCCGTATCTGGTGTTATTGATAAAGGTATTCTCGGTAATGTTGCTGATATACAACTTGATACTCTTAATACAGCTTTAAAAGAAAAAGACTTTGCTTCTGCTCGCAAATGGGTAACAGCAAACCTTGACAATGACCCTACAAAGATTTATCGTAAATTATATGATGGTTTATATGAACTACTGAAACCACAATCTGTACCGCAACTTGTTTTAATTCTGGCGAAGTATCAGTACCAAGCAGCCTTTGTTGCTGATGCCGAGATTAATTTGATGGCTTGTTTAACGGAGATTATGGTTGATGCGGAGTTCAAATGAAAACAATAATTAATGATTGTAATATAAAACGTTTATTTGACTATTGTTCTGGAAAAAATATTAAATTTCGTGATGAAAATGAAGAAAATATTTACCTATCATTCATGTCAGATTCAAATTCTTACATGAGAGAAGCAGTTACAGCTCTAGCGGCTGGATATCAATGGAATTCTGAAAAATTAGGTGATGACGCATTAAACACAGAAACAAATGAACCCGTAGAAATAAAACCAAAGTCTCATTATTCTAATTATAAAACGCCATCTAATGGAGGAGGAAGTTTTAATGATTATACACATGAAAGAATCAACAAACATAAAGAAAAACAACTTGTAGTTGTCTGTAGTCTATTTTCAGATAATAGATTGATGTATGTTTTAGAATTTCCTTTTTCGGTAATATACGAAAGGTTAAAAGAACAGGTAATAAAAAAAATAGACATACAAGGAAATAAATATTGTAGAACTGCAAGTTTTTCTTGGAAAGATTACATTTACAGTAATAATATAAAAATTCATTATATTGATTTTCCCTCAATTAAACAACATAAATGTATATCTAAAGAGTTTATCAAACAACTTGAAAATATAGTAAGTCCTCCAAATACACTTTTAAAATATATTGTTTAATATGAAAATTGACCTTTTTAAGGAAGTAATTCCTTCTATTCTTACCACTAAAAAAAATCCATTTAAAGATGAAAACGACTATAAAGATTACACGCCTTTTGTCGTAAACAGAGCTCTCTCGTATCATGTAGATTGTATATTGTATGCCAATGAAATGAATCTTTATCCAGAACTTGATAAAGATATGCAATATTTGTTTTATCTAAATATTATCCGAGGCATGAAACGAAAGTTTCAACCTTGGCAAAAAGCTGAAGTTAATAAAGACATTGATTCTATTAAAGAATATTTTGGTTATTCAAACGAAAAAGCCAGAGATGCTTTAAAGATATTAACTCCAGAACAAGTCGCCATAATAAAAGATAAAACAAATAAAGGCGGAATAAAAAAATGAGTGAAGTAGATATTTTTCTAGGGCATGGTATTGAGATAAAATTAAAAGAAAAAGATGATTTTTTGAAGGTTCGTGAAACATTAACCCGTATCGGTGTTGCTTCCAAAAAAGACAGAATTTTATACCAGTCTTGCCATATATTACACAAAAGAGGCCATTATGCAATCGTTCACTTTAAAGAACTGTTTGCGTTAGATGGTAAACCAACAGACATTTCAGAAAACGATTTATCTCGTAGAAATGCTATTGCGGTACTTTTGTCTGATTGGGGTTTAGTTGAAATCGTCAACAAAGAAAAGACACAAACACCTCCTCCAATTTTTCTATCGCAAATTAAAATTCTTTCTCACAAAGAAAAAGACGAATGGGAACTCGTTACCAAGTATTCAATTGGTAAAAAACCAGGTAGTTATTGACAAATAAGACAATTTAGTGTATAAATATAAGTGTAGATGCCTTTGGGGTCTACACTTTTTTATTAACTCGCTTGAATTTAAGGAGAAAATCTATGACAAGCACACTCACCCTATTCCCACAATGGGATAAAATCCACAAATCTTTTGACCCTTTCACCATCGGTTTTGATGAAGTGATTGATAAACTTCAATCTATGCACACCGAAATGGCCAAAGCTACACCTGGTTATCCTCCATACAATATCAAACAAGTAAAAGAAAACAAGTATGTTATTGAAATGGCAGTTGCTGGTTTTGCTAAGTCCGATATTGAAGTTACCTTACAAGGTGACAAGTTGATTATCAAAGGTGTCTCAAAAGATAATGAAACAGACGGCTCATACATTTTCAAAGGTATTGCTGGCCGTAATTTTGAACGCACATTCACGTTGGCAGATACAGTAGAAATTAAAGATGCTGAATTGATGAATGGTATGTTAAGAGTTTGGTTGGAAAACATGGTTAAAGCACAGGATATGGTAAAAAAGATTACCGTAAAAGCCAAAGATGAGTAATTGGTGGCCTGTATCCGATGATGAGTGGCAAGATTTAAACTACCCATCTGGTAAATAACCGAAAAGAGGGCTTGACAGTCCTCTTTTTTTATGTTATAATGGTACTTTATAATGATGAAAGTGATAATATTATGAGTAATAAACTTGA